GGTAACACAGTAGGACGGGTTTCATTAAACGCACGGTCACCAATGGACCGTCTATCTGTGGTGGGATAATCTATGGCTAAACTTTTCCAAAATATTGCAAATAACAATAAAGGTATAGGAAACATATATGCCGATTCTACTGTAAACAATGATAACACTGCATTTGTTGCTATACGTGACCGCGTTTCGGAAACGATTGGCGTACCAGATGCACCACAAAATTTAATAGATATTCGTCGTATTAGTCCAATATATGATACGTACAATACTGTACCACCAAGACAAAGTATTACGTTTTCTGGAAATCCTTTACGTACCCCTTCCACCTATACAAGAAAACGACCAACTTTGTTGTATGATGATTTTCCGTTGAGTAATGGATTAATCACAAATAAAAATACTCCAACAAACAATACGTTAATTGAAATAAAACCATACAGTAGTGATGTTGCGGAAAGTAGTTTTATTCGCCAAAATTCACAAGCATTACCAATAGTATCAGGCCCTCGTGATATTACACGTATGAGAAAATACTTGTTGAGTGGTGAAGGAATTAGCTTTCTCGCACTACAACAACGATTACAGGCGGGTAATACGTTTGGTCAAACTCGTGCATACAATCCATTATCTGTTCCCCTTGCAGTTAGTAACTATGCAAATGCAAATTTAAATAATCCATTGGCACGTGTATCACGTATTGTACCAAATGACGCCACAATTAACTCAGATTTGTGGGGAAGAATACAAAAGGAAACAGTAATCAGTACCCAAGACAGATTACGTTTAAAGTTCGTTGGTGGTGCACAACGTACATTACAATCACGATTGATTAACGCAGCAGGTGGTGTAGTTAATAACGCGTTACGTGGTATTGCAAATAGAACAAATATTCCTGTACCTGGAATTATTCGCAGAGGAACCAGTTGGTTGAATAGTAGATTGGGAACGAATTTTTCAATCGGTAATACAGTCAACTTGGGTCAAATAGGTAGAGGTATACAAACCGTTGCTGCAACGGGTAATGCAATACTACGAGGATTGAATGCGTCAAATTCAACATTGACCAAAGACCAAACTGCATACGATTCATTATACGCAGCTGATTTGTGGCCAATAATGAAAGAAAATGATGGTGTTATACGTAGCCATCAAGGTGAGAAATCTGCCTATTTAGAACGTGCAACGTTGGCAATTGCTAAGGTAAAGGATTTAAACAATACAAATAAAGCAACAGTTGCATATGGTGTAGATCCACGAAATGATTATCGTAGTTCAGCAGATTATACCGATTCTGTTCGTAGTGCAACAACACCAAAAACATTTAATGGTATAACTACCGCAACCTATATTAAAGATAACTTTAATTTACAAAATAATAGAGCGGTAGTAGATGCAACATTTTTGGATGGACAAAACGAAAACGCAGACTATATTAAATTCAAAATAGCTGTTCCTGGCGTATTTGATAATGGTATTAATTTTCGTGCATTTATTGAAGATATCAATCACAATGCAAAGGGTCAATACGACGAAGTTCGATACGTTGGACGACCAGAACGATTCATCACATACAAAGGTATGAACAGAACCTTAACGTTCAGTATGTACCTTATTGCATTTAGTGAAGCAGAATTGGAAACTATTTGGACTCGTGCAAATATGTTAAACAAATTAGTTTACCCAATAGATAATGCGGGTGGTTTTATGGTTCCACCACTTGCAAGGATTACAATAGGAAATGTAATAGTTAATCAACCTGGGTATGTAGAAAATATTGACATGCGTTTTCAAGAAATTCCATGGGATATAGATAAAGAACTCCCACAAGCAATTAAGTTGAATATGACATACAATATTATTGAAAAGGAATACATAAAACAATTGGATACAAGTCCAATACTCACTACACAATTGTTCGGTGATGATGTAATCGCAAACACAGGAATATCAGACAGTAGAATTGCTGCACAAGAATTCTTGAACAAACAAAAAGCATACGTACAATCACAAATTCCAGGACTAAACGCATTAGCACGACAACTTGCACCACGACCATCGGGTGTAAACACCGTATCAAAGAATACTATATCACTACCTCGTTTAGAACGTGCAGACAATCCCACACCAGCATCATATGCTGATTTGATTGGTAGAACAACAGCAGTTTTAAATAATGAAGGCACTGTTCCTCTTGATGAAAGTGGAAATCCAATAATTAACCCATAATATAATATGTTATCACGATATACTACTAACTTAGAAATTGAAAAAACTGATAAGGGGGTACAGTATTATACCACTATACTACCGTCCCCAATTACTCCCGATGCGTTTCAATTTAAAGTTGTAACGCAAGATGGTGATCGTTTTGATTCGTTGGCAACACGATATTATAAAGACGCATCTAAGTGGTGGATTATTGCCAAAGCCAACGGATATGTCAATGGAACTGTTTTCATTCCTGGCGGTATTGAACTTATTATTCCATCAGCAGGGTTACTATAATTTATGTCAATAAACCCAGTAGAAACACTAAATGTTTTTCGAGAAGATTTACAAACGGAATTAAATAAACGTTCTCGTTCAAAAGAACTAGTACGTACACGTGCTCCGTTTTTACGATTTACTACTGGTGCCGATATGTCTGATCTGGAAGCTAGATTGGGCACAAGATACTCAATTTACAAAGGATATCGTTTATTTACGTTGGGATTGCATGGGTGGGATAATTTAAATTATTCTACGTCCGACCTGTACGGTACAGCTGCAAATAATGGATTGGTTATCGGAACAACATATAATACCGGTGAACAGAAATTAGTGTACACACATGTACAACAAGATAGCTCGTATACGTTAGCAAACACAGGGGGTAGAGGAACCTTACCTACATTAGTAACAGAGGGGGGAAGAGAATCCAATAAGAATTTTCCACCACCTGGTATTACAAGTGCAAGAATAGAACGTACACGAAATGGTAATGTATTAAAATTTACACTTGAAGTAAGTTGTTATACCCAACAACAATTGGAATTGTTGGAGATATTATCATTTGTACCTGGAATGACAGCTATACTTGAATGGGGATCAGTATCTACAACACCAACTGGTACAAAATCACTAACGAAGATTTTAGATTTTAAGAACAATAGAGATTTACAAGTCATTCGTGATTTTAATAAAACATCAAGAACAAAGATAATAGAAGAATGGTGTAAGCCAAATAATTTCAACTATGATTTTTCCGTAGCACGAATCGCCAATGTAAAAACAACATTAGAAAATAATGTATACAAAGTAACAATTACTGCGTACGGTCAAGCGGATAATATTATGTATGTCTCGGCATACGCAACAAATAATCCACTAACTTCTGGACAAACAGGTAATCAAGATAATACTTCCATAAATCAATATTTTAAATTGAATGGAAAGTTTTCTAAATTACTACACGAAATCGCAGCATTACCTCCAAGTGATGTAAAGGCATTGGCGGTGTTACAATTTAACGATCCAGATGATGTCAAAGCTATCAAGGATGCATTGCCTACATCACAGACACTCAACGTAACTAATGACCTTGGATTCGAAGATACATTTTTCATTCGATTTGATTTTTTCATTGATTATTTCATAAACGATGTAAATGACGGTTTACTCAAAATTGTAAATAGCGGAATTAAACCAACAGATAAACTACCGTTTTTAATCAATAAAGCGGCAGATACATATATTGGATTCCATAAAGATTTACGATCTACACAACCGGCTACAATGATTATCTATAATCTAGACAAGATTAATAAAAGTAATTCCAATAGTCGTGATTATACACTTAAAACCTCTGTATTGGGTAAGATTGAATCTGGATCAGCATCCAATAGATTTAATGATGTTAATGCTGCCGCAGGTACCCAAGTGGGTGGGGTAAATCAAGTATTTAGTAAATTAAATGTTTCGCAATTTCAATCAGTTGGAAGAGTTAGTGATGCTATCCCATTATCCAGTGGTGTATTCGTAAACAGTAAAGCAGTACAGAATGCGTTTTTAAATGCAAGAACGTGGATGGATGGATTCGAAACACTATTACGAAATATGAATTCCGCAACTGAAAACTACTGGGATTTAAAACTTTTCTTTGACGACGATGTTGCAGGGTTCCGTATATTGGATGATAATGTACGTAGACCACAAGCTGGAAATAGAACGCAACCAATATATACATTCAATAAAAAATTAAGTAGTTTGGATGAGGATACAATCGGACCAGATGTTCTTAATGTTGAAGTTAAAACCGATTATCCGAAAGCGGTGTTTTCACAATTAGCTATATCGGCATTAAATAATAACGTAAGTTCACCAGAACGACGAGAAACAGACTTTGTTCGGGCACGAGTAGTTGATGACATATTTTCACCAACAGTAGATGTACAACAAACCAGACAGACACAACCACAGGCACAGGCATCAGCCGCAGCAACGGGAGCCACGGTCAGTGCATTTATTGACGCAAATTTAAAACAAACACAATTTTCTGGATTAAGTAGTGTTGTACAAAATAGTTTGAACGAAGCTGGATTTGGAGCAACTAACATACCAGCACCAATTGAAAGTATTTTAAAACGATTGTTTGCAAACAAAAATTTGTTAACTACCGCCGAAGCTGCTGCAATTAATCAAGAATTAAATACTCTCAATCCAAAACTAACACCGCAGCAATTAACCGCATTGAAAAAAATATTTGCTGCACGCACGGTATCATTGATTAATAACTTCAAGAAAGATGAACTTGATAAATTCGTATCCGCGTATGATACACAAGCATCGGGAGGAAGTACGCAAAGTAGAGCAAGACCTGGATTTGCTGCAGATGCCACCAGTACGACGGGAATTAACAAGGCATTATTTACCGATGAGAGAAAGAAAAAAGTGGTAGACAAAATAACGCAGTCGCAAGCTAATTTAGTAAACATTGTAAATAGTAAGATACGATAATGCCAACAACATCACAACAAACATTTATCAATAATACAGCGTGGAGTGCAGCGTTCATAAGTTATGTTATGAAAACTGCCGGTGTTGATTTTCCTGCGAGAACTTCTCATACGGCGTACGCACAAGACTTACGACGAAATAGTAGAGGATTTCAAGTATTAAATCCTCTCAACTCCAAACTACAAGTTGGCGATATAGTAGTAGCAAACAGAAGTGAAAATAACGTATGGAACACCCAAACATATACACAGACAACTTCTTGGACTGGTGTTTCGCACGGTGATATCGTTGTATCTGTAAGTCCTACGAGTGCAAGAATTATTGGTGGAAATTTATCGGACACGGTTGGATTCAATAATAATTTAACATTGGTAAATGGTGGAATTACCTCAACGTCATTACAAGATAAACGAGCAATACCATTTGTTATTTTACGTCCACCACAAGATAAAGTTACAACTATCGTAGATACAGTAAATACAGAACGTTCGAAATGGAACGATGGCAGGTTGAAAGATAACAATGACGCTGCATTACCGTTACTTCAAAATTATTATACGACTGTTGGATTAAGTATACCATCATACACTGTTACATCGGGAACTTTTTTAAGTGTTAGTGATTATGAACGAACAACATACGTCACACCAATAAATGATGATGAAATATTAAAACTATTAACAGTTCCATCCGCTCCACGGTCAGCATATACAAATGCAGGTGGTGCAACTACACCTAGTACCATTACATTTTTACAAGACTTAAAAAATCGTATTGCGTTAAATCAAGTCATTATTAATGAACAACAACTGGCTGGTGAACTGGCATTACTGGATAACACAGATCAGGCACTTACGGAATATAGACAACAGACGCAAAATATTATAACCAACATTGGTAATTTCATTCCATCGGAACAATATTTCCTCGTGGCACAAAATTTATTTGAATTCTTTCCAGATAGAATGCGAGAAGAAATGGCATCGGAAACGGAAATGCCGAGTGGTAAGCTGGGTATTAATACTATAACTCCCGCAAATCCTCATGCATGGAGAGCACCTGGTAAACTAGCAACAACGGTAGAATTAACCATACCTGGTGTAGCAGGATTTAGTATCGGTCAGATATTTTGGGTAGATAGAATTTCTGAGCAATACAAAAAGATAGGCGCTTTCCAAGTATTCGGCCTTACAGAAACTATTACAATGGATAGAGGATGGACAACTAATATTTATGCTAGATTGAATATCATACCATTTAATATTATGGCACCGTATTTTAGAAATCAAACTTAACCGTAAATAATTTATGGATAGTATACCTACTGGATTATTTGACATACTAGGAAACACGGATGTAAAGAAAACCTTGCTTGCCAGTATACAAAATGTTATTCCTACACTTACACAAGAAGATATTGATAAACGTGTCAAACCACGATATTTTGCCAAGTATACTGCGCAACGTAATGGTTTGATATATGAATTGGATGGTGGGCAGTACGCAGCTATTGAAGATAATAACTTATTTAGAAAAACTACCATTGATTGGATAATACGTGGTAAATTGGAAGATACCATCTTGACTTTGCCAAGTGGGGACAATATATTAATCAAGGGAGTGATTAGCCAAAACAAAGAACTTTTATCGCTTGCAGAGGAAAAGTTACCTGGTATCACGAATCACTTACGAAACTATATGGAGTTTTGGTCGGGGGAGTAAATGGTCGTTCAATCGGTTACGGAGTTACAAAAACTACAAAACAGAATTGAAACTGAGGCATCAGTCGTGGTGCCTATTTTTGTCGATCAACACTCACATCCCGCAATAAATACCATCTCGTCACTTCACATTCTTATTGATAAAGATTACTACTGCGTTCCATTTAATCATCCCGACGCAATACCAATGTCCATTTCATTGGAACGTGCATTTAAAGTAATCACACTTTATAAAAGAGAAATTCTTCACACGTTCAACATCCCGCAGGAACGTGTGCATGATGTTGCAACAATACTACATCTATCCAGTAAAGTCATTCCCGAAATACGAGAATACTATACCCCGATTATCACCAGAATGTTGCAACAATTCCAGTTTAAGAATTTACATCTGAGTGTTCCACTTATGATGTGGGTCGAATATGGATACAAACTAACTCAGTTTCTAAAAGAATCTTTTTATAATAAAATTCCAGATGGGTATGATTTTGTTAATAATAAAGTTATACCAACATTAACTACTATTGAGAAATCTGGTATTTATGTTGATTCTGCTGTGTTGATGGAACATTATGGTGATGTGAAAAAGTATATAAACAATAATACTATATATTCTGAGTACAATCCCTATACATCAACAGGTCGTCCAAGTAACAAGTATGGTGGAATTAACTTCGCGGCAATCAATAAAAACGATGGTACTCGACGAGCATTTACCAGTAGATATGGTGATGATGGTTTACTTATCCAATTTGACTATGAGGCGTTTCATCTTCGATTGGTTGGGGCACAAATCAATTATAACCTGCCCACGAGTTCTGTACACACCTATCTCGCCCAACAATACTACGGCAAGCAGGAAGTGACGCCAGACGAGTACGAGCAGTCAAAGGCGCGTACATTCGCACTAATGTATGGTATGAACGAGGATTTTGGTGGAGTAGAGTTTTTCCATAATGTACGAAAATACTCTGAACAGTTATGGGATTTTTATAAGGTTATGGGGTTTATTAAAACAAACAGTGGAAAACGTATAATAGTAGATGAACCCTCACCCAACAAAGTATTTAATTATTCCGTACAATGGTTGGAAACAGAAGAAGCATTGTCCAAAGTATCTATGGTGTGTCAATTATTGGAAGGTAAATTGACCAAACCAATTCTATATACATACGATGCATTACTATTGGATTTACATAGGTCAGAAACCGCTATGCTTCCCCGTATCAAGAGTTTGTTGGAAGAAGGTGGATATCCAACAAGAATGTATAAAGGTAGAAATTATGATGAGTTGGAGATGATAAAAATATAAGGTTTCACCGTACATAATAATATTTATTAGGAGATTAACGCTGGAAAGCTTTACCCTAATGAGTTTATATTATGAAAGCAGAAACGCAATTACTCTGTACTTTTTGTGCAAAGAAAGACATAGAAGTAACAATCGAACAGATTAAGAAAGTTTATACTCTTGCATTTAATTCAGTATATGTGTTGGACAATGTGAATGATGAAAATCAAGTCATATTAACCTACAACATTGATATGTCGAAACCTGTTCGTGGTGCAGCACCGGAATCTACAATTTCAGTTCATAGAAAGAAACAAACAAATACCATTTACACAATTAATGCAATTAACAAGTTAATTGAAGAAAAGAATGGTGGTGTATTAGATAAATCATATAAGATTGATTGGTCTGAATTGCAGAACACTGTATTGGTGACTGCATATGGTCGTTTGAAAAAAGTAAATACTAAAATTTCTAATATAATTAATTTATAAAAATCACTACTTGACAAATAAGCAGTACCTCGTTATAATACTATGACGAGGAGTTTTAAACTCTCAACACTAAACACTAAAAGGAGTAAAAGTATGGCACTGGATTTTAATGCCCTAAAGGCAAAGCTGAACACATTCACTAAGCAGACTGACCGCAGTGAATCCATTTGGAAGCCCACCGAAGGTAAGACGACTATCCGTATCGTCCCGTGGGTGCAGAATCGTGAGAATCCCTTTATTGAGCTCTATTTCCATTATCTTGGTAATAAGACCTACATCTCACCTCTTTCGTTTGGGCGCCGTGACCCTATCGCGGAATTCGCAGACAAGCTAGTTGAAGATGCACGCCGTGAGGGTCGTGACGCCGAGAAGGCTGCGTATTCGCAGTCACGTGCTTTCCGTCCGAAGCTCCGTACGTATGTTCCTATCATCGTTCGTGGTGAAGAGAGCAAGGGTGTTCGTTTCTTCTCATTCGGTAAGACAGTCTATCAGGACCTTCTTTCGTACATCGCTGACCCTGACTACGGTGATATCACCGACCCGAAGGCTGGTCGTGACATTGTAGTAGAGTACATTCCGCAGGAAAAGTCGGACACGAACTTCGCTAAGACCTCAGTTAAGGTGAAGCCGAATCAGACTCCTGTTGTTGCTGATGTGGACCTTGCAAAGAAGCTTCTTTCTGAGCAGCCCGATATTTTCTCCCTGTACAAGGAACCTTCGTACGAGGAACTTCGTGTGGTTCTGGAAAAGTATCTCGATCCTGATAGCACAACACCAACCCCCGCACCTGCAAAGGGTAGTCCTGAGGTTAAGAGTGTGACGGCGGAAATTCTCGACGTTAAGACAGAGATTTCTGAATCGGCACAGGTCAAGAACGCGCTTGATGAATTTGATAAGCTATTCGACAATTAATCGGTAATCATTATGAGTACCGAAAAGAAAACTAAGAAACCAATGCCGTCAGCAAATCGTGACGAATTGGCACAAGTCATCGCAGACTCACTCAACAAGTTAAATAAGGATTCCGATCAGGTTGCTTATTTCCTTGATGGGCAAGAAGAAACACCAACCGACTTTACCGATTTTATTTCTACTGGTGCAACTATGTTGGACATTGCGGTGAGCAATCGTCCGTATGGAGGTATCGCAGTCGGTCGTATTACTGAACTTACTGGTCTTGAAGGTTCTGGTAAGTCATTGGTTGGTGCACAGCTTATCGCTAACACGCAGAAACGTGGTGGTGTGGCAGTACTTATTGATACCGAAACCGCAGTCAATCCTGACTTCTTCAAGGCGGTGGGTATCAATATGAATAAACTAGTATATGTTCATCTTTCTACCGTAGAAGATATCTTCGATGCGATTACAAACATTATTGAAAAAGTTAGAACTGGTAAGGAAAAGGATAAGCTTGTCACGATTATCGTTGACTCCGTTGCCGCTGCGTCTACCAAGAAAGAAATGGAAGCCGATTTTGGAAAAGACGGATATGCAACAGATAAAGCAATCATTATCTCCAAAGCGATGCGTAAGATTACAGGACTTCTTGGACGAGAGCGAATCGCACTAGTCTTTACCAATCAACTTCGTCAGAAGATGAACGCTCCTGCGTTCAGTGACCCGTGGACTACTTCGGGTGGTAAGGCTATCGCATTCCACGCATCTACTCGTATTCGTTTGTCATTGATTGGTAAAATCAACGATTCAAGTAAAAATGTGGTTGGTGTTAAGGTAAAGGCGGTAGTGGTAAAGAATCGTCTTGGTCCACCGCATCGTGTCGCGGAATTTGATATCTACTTCGACCGTGGTATTGATGACTATGGTAGCTGGTTGGATGTCTTGAAGGACAATGGTTTGGTCAAGCAATCGGGTGCATGGTATACTCTGGTTGATGACACTACTGGTGAAGAATTGAAATTCCAGTCTAAGGATTTCCCAAAGATTTTGGATGAAGATATGGATAGAAAGGAATCTATCTACCAGAAGATTTGTGACGCACTGATTATGAAATACAAGACGGAATACGATCCAGATGCGATGTCGTTAGATACTGGTGAAGAAGATAAGAAAGAACTCTTACTGGATTAATATATGTTAGAAGAATTCATATCTATTGCACTTGAAGCATTTACCAACGCATCGGGTGATGTAGATAAGTTTGAATTACAACTTCGACGGAAACTAATGTCATACAATAATGTAATGACGCCACAGGTTGCAATTTCGCAACCTGTGGTACCAGTTCCGTTTGAAGCAAACTTATCGGTTACTGCAAATGACCCCATTCTTCAAGAACTTGAAGGATTGGATATTAACGCAATGGATGATAATGAAATTATTGCACTTGCACAAAAATTGGGGTTTATGAACTCGACGGCAGAGAGTAATGATGAGTGATCTACAAAAGGTTTTTGCATCAATGAATTTCGAAAATAACAATCAGGAGGGAATGACCTACAACAGTCGTGTCCTCCTGATTGACGCTTTGAACACCTTCCTTAGAAGTTATGCAGCAATTCCAACATTGGATGACAATGGAAATCATATTGGTGGAATGTCTGGATTTCTAAAAAGTATTGGTTCGGTTATACGTGATTTTAAACCCACTCGTGTTGTTATTGTGTTTGATGGTAAGGGTGGTAGTCAACGACGAAGAAAAATTTATCCTGACTACAAGGCAAATCGTAAACCACCAACTCGGTTGAATCGTCAATATGATATGACAACCGAACAGCAAGAAACGGAAAATATGAAATATCAACTGGTAACGTTGGTAGAAATGTTGGAGTGTTTACCAGTAACGGTATTTACTATGGACAACATCGAAGCGGATGATGTGATTGCATATGCATCGGAAATGGTTACCGCACAAGGTGGACAATCTATTATCTACTCAACAGATAAAGATTTCTTGCAGATGGTTACAGAAACTACCAGAGTATATAATCCTGTTAAGAAAAAGACGTTTGATGTAAATACCGTAATAGAAGCATACGGCGTTCATCCCGATAATTTCGTACATTATCGAGCGTTACTTGGTGACAAGAGTGATAATATTGATGGTATCCGTGGGGCGGGAGAAAAAACAGTTCTTAAACTATTACCAGAATTGTTAGATAATTCCGACATGGTAGACTACAATTTTATAGAACAAAAATATACTGATGTAAAAAAGAAACCAAAATTAATTGAAAATATTTTAGATAATAAAGATGTTATAGAACGTAATATGCAATTAATGCAATTACGTGATGTGAATATTTCTACTGATGCAAAGATGAAAATTATTCATAAGTTGGATACAACTAAGACAGATTTACGCAAGATGGACTTGACAAAGTTGCTCATACGCAGTAAAGTTATATCTAACTTCCCGAATTACGATATGTGGTTAACATCCACATTTGTTCCACTAACGAGGTTCTCTAATGGTTCCAATAGTAGCAGCACCACAAAACTATGATAGTAATGTAGACAATCTTTCAAAGTATGGAATTGAATTCCAAACAAAAGTATTAGCATCTATTATTTCAGCTCCTGACTTTTTAGAGCAATCGTTTGATGTCATCAATCCATACTTCTTTGACAGTGATTCCGGTAAATGGCTTGCGAAGAAAACATTAACATATTACAACGAATACCGCACTTTACCAACATTAGAATATTTTAAGATCGAACTATCGCACGAGAGTGATGATTCTCTTCGTGCGGGAACTATCGAACTGCTCAGAAAGGTTGTCACCAAGGTTACAGACAGCGATGCACAATATGTTCGTGATAAGTTTCTTGATTTCGCTCGTAACCAATCACTTAAATCAGCAATTATTAAATCGGTAGATTTATTGCAAAGTGGCGACTATAATGCAATTAAAACCGTAGTTGATAATGCCCTTCGTAGTGGTCAACCAAAGGAAATCGGTCTAAACTGGTCAGAAGATATTGAGGGTCGTTTGGCTCGCATTTCTCGTGATACTGTGGCAACTGGTTGGGACGTAATTGATGCAATTACTGGTGGTGGATTGGGTGGTGGTGAACTTGGTGTTATCGCTGCTCCATCGGGTATTGGTAAGAGTTGGGCATTGTCTACCATCGGTGCAAACGCATTGAAGAAAGGAAAACGTGTTGTTCATTACACACTTGAACTAAATGAAAATTATGTCGGTATTCGTTATGATACTATTTTCACTGGTATTGAACCTGGTAAGATTCCAGATAACGTTGATACAGTCAAAGATGTGGTGTCACAGATTAACGGACAATTAATTATTAAGTATTATCCTGCTCGAAGTGCAACGTGTAATACACTAATGGCACACGTGCAACAGTTAACTGCATTGGGATATAAACCAGATATTATGTTGGTTGACTACGCAGACCTATTGAGGTCAGCAGAACGAGTAGATGCACGGTATCAAGAACTTGGTGCAATTTACGAAGAACTTCGTGGTATCGCTGGAGAATTGAATATTCCGTGTTGGACTGCTTCGCAGACGCAGAGAAGTTCTATTCAAGACGATGTAATTCAAGCAGATAAGATTTCCGAAAGTTATAATAAGATTATGACGGCAGACTTGGTTATTTCTCTGAGCAGAAAGTTAGAGGATAAAGTCAATAAGACAGGACGTGCCCATATCATTAAAAATAGATTTGGCGCAGACGGACAAACTTTCCCTGTCGTAATGGATACAAGTATCGGTCAAATCAATATTTATGATGAGAAGTCCACAAAGGGTATCCTTTTGAAAAAACAAATGGATAATCAAGCAAATGATGAACGAAGTAATTTGAGAAAAAAGCTAGCAGAAATGAGTGGACTAGAAAGTTTGGATGATTAAGTAACATATAATTTTTTCAGACAGAAGCAACCTATTTATTTTACCATAACCATTTAACATAGAGTAAGTTTGGAGTAAGCAAATGCAGATTGAAGCAAAGATTTTAAGTGATATTACAGTGTTTATGAAGTATGCAAAATATAATCCAGAACTACAACGTAGAGAAAACTGGAAAGAATTAGTTGATAGAAATAAAGAAATGCATTTGGAGAAGTATCCAAACTTAAAGGATGAAATAGAAAGCGCCTATAAATTTGTTTACGATAAAAAGATTCTTCCATCCATGCGTAGTTTACAATTCGCTGGTAAGCCAATTGCTATTAACAATGCACGTTTATACAATTGCTGCTTTTTACCAATTGATAATGTAGACGCATTCAGTGAAGTAATGTTCCTTTTGTTGTCTGGAACAGGTGTAGGATATTCTGTCCAACGTCATCACATTGAGCAACTCCCAGAAATTAATAAGCCCACCAAGTCCCGTCGTTATCTCGTCGGTGATAGTATTGAAGGTTGGGCAGATGCAGTGAAGGTAATGATTACTGCGTATATGAAGGGCAAGGCATTACCAGTATATGATTTTTCCGATATTCGTCCAAAGGGTGCACAACTTATCACTTCCGGTGGCAAGGCACCAGGACCAGAACCATTAAAGGATTGTTTACATAATGTTCAAAAAGTTCTTGACCGTAAGCAAAATGGTGAAAAGCTCACCACAATTGAAGTCCACGATATTCTATGCTATATTGCTGACGCTGTACTTGCTGGTGGAATTCGTCGTTCCGCTATGATTTCGTTGTTCGACATTGACGATGATGATATGTTGACTTGTAAGTTCGGCAACTGGTGGGAAAATAATCCACAACGTGGTCGTGCAAATAATAGTGCAGTAATCGTTCGTTCAAAGGTTGAAGAAGAAACATTCTTTGAATTGTGGAAGAAGATTGAACTCTCTGGTTCTGGTGAACCTGGATTCTTCTTTACAAATGACAAGGATTGGGGCATGAACCCGTGTGCAGAAATTTCACTTCGTCCTTTCCAATTCTGTAATCTTACCACTATTCATGCTGGTGATGTTGTTGATCAAGATGATTTGAATGCGCGTGCAAAGGCAGCAGCATTTATTGGCACATTACAAGCATCGTACACAGATTTTCACTATTTGAGAGATATATGGAAGAGAACCACGGAGAAGGAAGCGTTAATCGGCGTGAGTATGACTGGAATCGCATCGGGTGGAGTGTTGAAACTCGACATGAAGGAAGCTGCAAATATGGTAAAGGAAGAGAATGCACGTGTATCGTCCATAATTGGTACGATGCCAGCGGCCCGTTGCACAACCGTGAAGCCGGAAGGCACATCGTCCCTCGTTTTGGGTACGAGTAGTGGTATCCACGCTTGGCATAACAAGCACTACATTCGTCGTATCCGTGTTGGAAAGAATGAAAGTATCTATAGCTATCTAAAAATTAATCACCCAGAATTAATTACAGACGAGTATTTTAAACCAAATCTTCAAGCTGTCATTGAAGTGCCACAAAAGGCACCCGAAGGCGCGGTCACTCGTCAGGAATCCGCATTGGATTTGTTGAAGCGTGTATCTAAGGTATGGAAGGAATGGGTGAAGCCAGGTCATCGTAAGGGTGCAAATAAGAATAATGTATCCGTTACCGTGTCTATTAAGGATGGTGAATGGCAAGAAGTGGGTGAGTGGATGTGGGAAAACCGCGAGAACTTCACAGCATTGTCAGTACTCCCGTATTCCGACCACTCATATATTCAAGCACCATTCGAAGATGTAAACGAAGAAACCTATAATGAACTTATTGGGCATTTACACGATATCAACCTAGACGATGTAGTAGAATTCGTAGATGGTACTAATCTGTCTGGCGAGGTAGCATGTGGTGGTGGTGCCTGTGAAGTTGTTTGATAAACAATAACGGGTTATATTACCCATACATCGGAGATTTATGAGATTTTTGAAGAGCATTCTTGCGCTGACAGTATTGTGCGCCAACGCATCCTTCGCACAGGTTACGAGTGGAACTTTAAGCGGTATAACAAAAGATAATACTGGTAATGTTATTAGTAATGCAACGGTTACAGTCACATTTGTTCCAACATCACAAAAGGTGATGACACGTACAAATGAATACGGTAAGTTTAGTATTACTAACCTGAAACCAGGAAGTCCTTATGTTATTTCTATAACTTCATTGGGATATCGTCCAAAGTCTTTGGGCGATATTTCCGTTGAGTTGGGTAGAACAACTAATAAAGAAATTATTTTAGATAAGATTGTTGTACAGTTAGAGGGTGTACAAGTTGTTTCCGATGTAGCGGCGCAGGCAAGAAAAGATGGGGTGACTGCACAGTTAAATAGAGATAAGTTGGAAGTATTACCAACGTTGGGTCGTAGTTTGCAGGATATGACCAGAATGACACCACAAGGTAATGGTGTGTCATTTGCAGGTTCCAATTATCGGTATAACAACTTAACTATTGATGGTGCAGCATCTAATGATGCATTCGGATTTAGTCAGTCATCTGGTCAATCTACTGCATCTGTACCTACTGGAACCCCAGGTTCACTATCACGTACCCAACCTATTTCATTAGATGCTATCGAACAAGTGTCTGTTGCTATTGCTCCATATGATGTAAAGATTGGTAACTTCACAGGCGGTAGTGTTAATGCGGTGACTCGTTCGGGAACAAACAAACAAGAAGGATCAATTTATAGTTTTGGAAGAGCACCGCAATTGGTGGGAAATGGATTGTCGGGTGATATTCCATCATCATTCAATGAATATCAATTCGGCGGTCGTATTGGTGGTCCTGTAATCAAAGATAAATTGTTCTATTTCTTCAATACGGAAATTTCTCGTAGAACGGACCCTGTGCTATTCGCACCAGGAAGTCAAGGTGCATTGTTAAGTAAAGAAATTGCACAACAAATTCAAGATAGTTTAATTTCATTTGCAGCAAAATCAGGTATATCAAACTTTGATCCTGGTACGATTGGAGCATACAACATTCAGGCAAATAGTGAAAAATACTTCGGGCGGTTAGATTGGAACGTTGGTAATTCCATTCTCACAGTTCGAAGTAATTTTGTTAATGCATCGGCAGGTAATTTAGAACGTGGTCAAGCATTAAATAAACTTGCCTCACAAGATTTCAATCACATCAGTAGAACATTGAGCACAGTAGCAGAGTTGAAATCACAATTAGGTGTGGGTGTGTCCAATAGTTTACTAGCAGGATATTCGTTGGTAAATGACCATCGTGACCCTTACGGTTCAGAATACGCACCACAGATTGAAATCCAAGATATTCAATTTGGACAAATTAATGCTGGCGCAGATCGTGAAGGCGTGGTGTATCGTACCCGAACTAGCACGTTTGAACTCACAGATAATTTAATCTGGTCCAAGAACAATCATACAGTTACTTTGGGTACACACAATGAATTCTATAATGTCCAGTACACATTCGTGAATGGATATGCGGGACGTTGGCAATATTCAAACATTGCATCATTCTTTGCTAACAGACCTAATCGTATTCGTTCCACTTTTGATTTAACGGATAACAGTTTAGATTATGTATTGAATAATCCTGGAGCGAATTTCAATATCGCAGTACCAAGCGTGTATCTGCAAGATGAAATTACACTAACCGACAGATTGAAAGTAAGTCTGGGCATTCGTGCGGATTGGAACATCATTGATACACCAACACAGGCGACAGAGTTTACCAATCTAACATTAACGGACGGGACACAACCATATACCAAGTTTACTAACAATTATGGTACGTCATTAATGATTGCGCCTCGTGCGGGATTCATTTGGGAAACAAATAAAGTTACTGTTCGTGGTGGTGCAGGATTGTTCCAAGGACGTATGCCATTCGCATGGTTTGCTTACCCCTTCATTCATAATGGTTTGGTGGTAGGAAATGTGGATGCCCGACCAACAACCACAGTTCCTTTAATTGTTGACCCACTACGTCAACGTTCCGTGAGTAGTACAACCAACTATGAAATGAACATCATCACGGACAAATATGTACAACCACAAATGGTACGTGGAAATTTGGCATTGGATATTAAACTTCCTGGTGATGCATTGTTGGTGTTAGATGGAACCTATACAAAAACATTGAATGATATTTTATTCACCAATGTGGGATTACCTGGAGCTGCGGGTAATTTGGGAGGAGCTGATACTCGTCCTGTATACACCTCAACGCGATTGTCCACAACGGCAACAAATCCCTACACATCGGTGTTTGCATTACAAAATACCAATCTAGGATATCGGTATAATTTAACAGCAAATCTTAGTAAAAAGTGGAATCGGTGGGATATGATGACAGCGTATAGCTATGGTCAAGCAAAGGATTTGGCCAATGGTCAACGTAACTCATTTCAATCGCACGTAGAATATAATCAATTAGTGAAAGCTAATGAATATGAATTAACATGGTCCAACTATGATGTTCGTCATAGAATCGTGTCTAACGCCTCGTGGAATGTAAAAAAGAATACCGTAATTTCCGCAGTGTATACAGGAGCATCTGGTTCACCGTTCTCATATGTGTATTCGGGTGATTTGAATGGAGATGGGTCCAGTCATAATGACTTATTATATGTACCACGAAACGCCTCGGAAATTAAATTGGTCCCTTCAGCACGACCTACTGGACAAACCGATACACGAACGGAAGCACAAATCTGGGCAGACCTTGACAAGTTTATATCAAATGATGTATATTTAAACAGTCGTCGAGGACAGTACACGGAACGTAATGGTGGAAGAACACCGTGGAACCATAGAGTAGATGTTCGTGTAACAGAAACGCATGGTAGAATGCAGTATACATTTGATATAGCGAATATTGGTAATTTACTGAATGATTCGTGGGGCAGGTCGTATTTCGTTCCTAATCTCAATAACCAAAACGTATATCCGTTACAATACCGTTCTGGACGCGCAGTGGGTGGAACACCTACGTATAGTTTCGACCCAACCGTAAAAACATATCAGTACGATGATTTGTTATCACGTTGGCAAATGCAAGCAGGTATCCGAATTAATTTTTAAGAGGTTAATATGATTAAAGTAATGAGATTTACCGCACCGTGGTGTGCGCCGTGTAAAATGATTGCTCCTATTTTTAAGCAATTGCAGGAAGAAATGCCAGCAGTTACATTTGAAACAGTTGATGTTGATGCAAGTCCTGATTTGGCAACGCAGTATAAAGTTCGATCAGTTCCAACAATTATTATCTTTAAAAATGATATTGATGTTGTATCGTTAACAGGTGCAAATTCAAAAGCTGGATATACCGAATTAATTAATGATGTTATAAATGGTAAATTTGACAAATAATTAAAACTAATTATATCAGGAGCACTAACTTGAAAGTACAAAGATTATATGACACGGCTATACTCCCATCAAAAGCACACGCTGGAGATTTGGGGTATGATTTATACGCCAATGCACAAGTCTCAATATATCCAGATGAAACATTATTGGTAAAGAC